CTATGGGTGCGTACTACAACGCTACTATGGTTAAGACAGGCACTCCCACAACAAACAAAAATAATTTTTATAGGTCTATTCAGTTAAATAAACGTCGACAAAACTCCGGTAGGAATACTCGTCAGAACCACTTCCAATGGGATTGGAAAGACGTTGCTAAATTTAACCCCAACTACGAAAAGTTTATTAGAAAAGAAATGCTTCGTATTGGAGAGGATTCCGACGAGTTCCAGCTCTCATATAACTGCAAGTGGTTGTTAGAACGAGGTATGTTTATAACCTCTTCTATAATGGATGATTTAGGGGATACCTCCCAAGAGTTAGTTAAAAATTGGCATAGATCCCCGGTAGTTGTGGGCATAGATCCGGCACGTAAAATGGACTCGACTGTGGTGACAGTAGTTTGGGTTGACTGGGACCGACCAGATGAGTTTGGTTACTACGATCATAGAGTTCTAAATTGGATGGAAATACAGGGGGATGATTGGGAAGACCAGTATTTTCAGATAGTTAACTTTTTGGGTAATTACGACGTTCTAGCCGTAGCTGTAGACTCCAATGGAGTAGGCGATGCGGTAGCTCAAAGATTAAAGCTATTGTTACCCAGATCTGAAGTTTTATCTGTTATGTCTGCCCCAGGAGAGCAATCTAAACGTTGGAAGCACCTTCAAGCTCTAATACAACGGCAAATGATCTCTTGGCCGGCCCATGCTAAGACCAGAAGATTGCGTATTTGGAAGCGTTTCTACCAACAAATGACGGATGCCGAAGTACAATATAAGGGTCCTAATTTCTTGGTGGCGGCTCCTGACGAGGCGCACGCCCACGATGACTTTGTGGATTCATTAGCTCTAGCTTGTTCTCTTACACAAGAGATGGTTATGCCGACCGTAGAGGTCAGCTCATCACCGTTTTTTCAATAAAGTTCAAGTTTAGGCTGATAATTCGAGACATTGGGACCACACTCATACCAAGGATCCTTTATCCGTAAGGAGAAAAATTAATGGCCACATCAAACATTGCTCCAAATCCAGGTTTTCCGGAGCGTGCAGGAAGCGTGTACGAACGCAAAATGTCAGCAGCTACCCCAGGACTTCGCGGTCCACTTCGTTTCGAAGAAGGCGTTGCAACTGACACAGACGTTCCAGCACAATTCCAGGTTGGAATCGACCAGGGTTATGACACCCCTGCTGCTCGTCCAAACCACAATCAAAACGTTTTTGAGAAGTACCCAGAAGAAACAATGCGTGAGCGTGCTCACGTAGGTTCTGCTGCTTGGGTTGAAGCACCAACTTATAACAATGAGTTCTCTCAAGGAACGTTTAGCGACTACGCAGAAACAAAGATTGAAGAAGTTTTCCGTTCGGGATCACGCTATCAGCGCATGAACCCTGCGGCTGTTACTGACTAAGTACGCTATACTTTACTGGTTCCCGGCCTCGTATTCCCTTCTTCGAGGCCGGGCACCTATACTTATTTTTAGGAGCGGTATTACGCTGTGAGCATTGATTTTAGTCCTCCGTCTTATAGGGCGGCGTCGAGCGATCTAACAATCTCAATTTCACCACTTGGTTTAGTAGAATTAGCAGACGAAGAATTTGAAGTACATGGTCCACGCCTAAACAGATACTCATTGAACTGGGCGATGTATCTTGGACATCATTGGGCATATCGCCGTGAATTAGGCGAGTCTCAAATGGTATTTAATTATTACCGAGCATTTACTGACTTTATTATAAATTTTGCATTTGGACGTGGAGCTGTATTCCGTAGCCCTTACCCAACAGAAGCAATGGTTCCAGATATCTTGCAGAGAGTTTGGGAAGTAGATAATAATAAGCACGCTGTTATGTGGGAAATGGGACAGCAAGGCGGAGTTTCTGGAGATTGTTTTGTAAAGGTTGCATATGAAGAAGCGTTTACTGATACTGTTGGTCGCGTACACCCTGGTCGCGTACGTATCCTTCCTCTTAATTCTTCGTTCTGTTTCCCAGAGTTCCACCCCCACGATAGAGACCGATTAATACGGTTTAAATTAAAGTATCGTTTCTGGGGCACATCTTTAGAAGGAACTCGTCAGGTCTATACCTACACTGAGATCTTGACTGATGATCGTATTGAAGAATACATAAATGACGAGTTAATTGATTCTCGTCCTAATCCTCTTGGCACTGTGCCAATTGTTCATATACCTAACGTAAGAATTTCAGGATCCCCTTGGGGGCTGTCTGATTGCCACGACATAATTGTTCTAAACAGAAGCTATAACGAAATTGCAACAGATATTGCAGACATTGTTAATTACCATGCGGCTCCTGTAACAGTTATTACTGGAGCAAAGGCATCTTCCCTTGAGAAGGGACCTAAGAAGGTCTGGGGTGGTCTACCCAAGGATGCCCAAGTATTTAACTTAGAAGGCGGAGGTTCTGGTCTTCAAGGCGCAATTCAGTACATGGAAATAATTAAACGCGGTATGCACGAAATGATTGGAATTCCACAAGCTGCTCTCGGAGAAGTTCAACCTATTTCAAATACCTCTGGCGTAGCACTAGCAATTCAATATCAGCCTATGATGAACCGCTATAACCAAAAGATAGTTCAATATAGCCAGGGAATTCAAAAGATAAATGAACTTATTCTTTTAAATATATCTGTAAAAGAACCTAACCTTCTTGTCTATAACCCAGACTTTAACGGCCCAATAAAGCCTGATCAAAAACCAATTCTTGATCCTAATGATCCTATAACTTACGAGACTACTGTTCATTTCCCACAGCCATTGCCTCTAGATAAGTTAATCGTACTAAACGAAATTCAAACAAAGATGGCACTTGGTGTTGAAAGTAGAAAAGGTGCTTTGCGTCAACTTGGTGAGGAATTCCCAGACGAGAAGCTTGATGAAATTCGCACAGAGCTTATTGATGATGCTAAGTCTGACGGTGCCCTAAATCTAATTAAGTCTCAGATAAACTCTGCAATAGCGTCCTTGACAGGACTGTTGCCACAGAATCAAGGTGTAGAGCCAGCTCCTGGCACAGACGTAGGAGCGGGAGTAGGACCAGGCCCATCAGGACAACCTGGCATTGTTACTCCATTTGAAGCTGCAACTATTGAGCAGCTCGGAGCAGATTTGGTTACCAAAGCATATGGAACCAAGATCCCACAACGACGAGGTACTTCTCCGGAGGACTCTAAGTATGGGGATAACTAAGTTTAGGCTGACAAATAACCATTTATTTGCAAGCCTAATCCCAAATAAATCCGCAGGTCATCGTGGCACTAATTCGGACAACGACCTCCAAAACCTAAGGAATAAATATGTCAGAAACAACTAATATTGTTGATTCGCCTGAAGCCCAGGAAGCGTTTTTCCAGGATGTTCCGGCGACGACAGATACTCTAGTAACACCCGTTCAAACGCAGACTCCTAACAAGGCCTACACTGAGGAGGATCTAAAGAAAGTGCGTGAGCAGGAGAAATCCAAACTCTATCCACAAATTGATTCTCTTAAAGAAGAACTCTCCGTTCTGAAGAAGGAGCGCGAAGAACGTCTCGCAGAAGCTGAGAGGCTTCGTGCAGAACAAGAGGCAGAGGCCCGAAAGAAGGCCGAAGCTGAAATGGACGTCCGTCAACTCTTGGAAACAAAAGAGAAAGAATGGGCGGAAAAACTCGAGGCGGAACGCCTTGAAAGAGAAAAAGCTTTCACTCTCCTAGAGCGTGAGCGTCAATTCGCGGAACTTAGCGAGTATCGCTCAGCAAGGCTCAACGAAGAGCGGGATAACATTATCCCCGAGTTGCTCGACCTCATTACTGGTAACAATAAGGAAGAGATTGAGCAGAGTATCGCAGGATTAAAGGAGCGTTCATCGCGTATCCTTGACTCTGCACAGCAGGCTATGCAGTCTGCTCGTCGTGAAATGACAGGTAGCCGGGTAACCGCGCCACCTTCCGGACCCCTGGACACCAATTCGGACCAACAACAGTTTACAGCGGAGCAAATAGCCGCTATGTCGGTTACCGAATACGCAAAATATCGCGGGAAGTTGTTGGGAACAGCAGCCTCCGAACGCGGTAAGGGAATCTTCGGGTAGTAAGTTATTACCTATTTAATTAAATACTAAGGAGTAAGACCGACATGGCATCAGCCCTAACAGGTACCGGCAATTTAGCCGCAGCACCTACGGCGTATTCTGGCGCTAACAGCCAGCTCACGCAAGCAATCCAGACGATCTGGTCAAAGGAAATTCTTTTCCAGTCGATGCCAATTCTTCGCTTCGAGCAGTTCGCTGTTAAGAAGACAGAACTTGGCGTTGCACCAGGTCTACAGATCAACTTTATGCGTTACAACAACCTCGGCTTTGCGTCAGCACTTGTCGAAGGTGTTCGCATGGAAACCAAAGCACTAACCGCACAGCAATTCTCAATTACAGTTGCTGAACACGGTTACGCTATTGCTGTTTCTGAACTATTGTTGAACGCTTCATTCGACGACGTTATGGCATCAGCCTCACGTCTTCTTGGCCGCAACATGGCCCTTTATCTAGATGGTCAAGCACGCGACACATTGATGGCAGCATCTTCTGTTATCTATGGTTATGATCGCACTGGTCTATCAGGCACCAATGCTTGGTACGATGCAGGTACCGCAGGTACTTCTCGTGCTTCATTGACTGGTAACTTCCAGCTTACAACTGGCGTTGTAAAGGACGCAGTTGAGACCCTAGCAACCAAGAACATTCCACGGTTAGGCGAGACCTACGTGGCATTCGTTCACCCACACCAGAGCCGTCGTCTTCGTGACAATGCAGAGTTCATTGAAGTCACAAAGTATGCAGCTCCAGGTAACTTCATGCTCGGTGAGATTGGCCGTCTATATGACTGCGTCTTCATTGAGACCACTCAAATCCAGAAGGTAACAAACGGTGCTGGTGCTGGTTACACCACCGACACTGCAGTTGCTCCTGGAAGCATTGTTTACCCAACTGGTGGCGGTTACACCACCCCAGTAACAAAGACCGGTAACGGTAACAAGGATCGCTACACAGCTATCTTTATTGGTGACAACGCATTTGGTCACGCTATCTCTCTTCCAGTCGAACTCCGCGATGGCGGTATTCTTGACTTCGGTCGTGAGCATGCGCTTGCTTGGTACGCTATTTACGGTCTCGGTCTAATTACTGACCAGTCTGTAGTCTTGGCAGAAACCAACTAATTTAAGTTCGTTGAGGGGGCGGGGAAACCCGCCCCCACACAACCTATAGGAGAACAATAATCGTGGCAAAAGCAAAAGTAACAGACGTCACCGGACGTCAGCGTGAAGAGCAAATTAAGGCTCAC